ATGACCAGCAATATGCGGACTTCGCCCCCTGCCTGGGTGAAGCGTAAGAACGTGCGCTTTACCGACGCGCAGAAGGCGGCCGAGGGCGAAGGCCCGGTCAACAAGCACTGGCGGAGCTATTTCCTCCAGCACCTGGCCGCCACGTCCAACGTCAGCGCGTCGGCGAAGAAGGCGGGTATCTCGCTCAGCCGGGCGTACAAGACCCGGCGCGAGCACGCGGACTTCGCCGCCGCATGGCGCGCCGCGCTGTACGAAGGGTACGAACATCTGGAGATGGAAGTGCTCGCCTGCCTTCGGGGGCACGATCCGGAGCGCAAGCTCGACATCGCCAACGCGATCCGCCTGCTCGCCGCGCACCGCACCACGGTGGCGGAGGAGCGCGCGCGCCGCGGCGGGCGCGACGAGGCGGCGGTGTTCGCGGCGCTCGACCGCAAGCTGGACGCGATCCGCGCCCGCCGCCTTCCCGCACCGGCGGAGGCGCAATCGCAGGCACAATCGCAGGCTGGGGCCGATGAAGCCTGACCGGCTCGACGCTCTCGCCAAGCTGTCGGATGCCGCGCGGGGCGACTGGTACGCCTCGCTGACCGAGGAAGAGGCCGACGCGCTCGGTCTTCGCTGGCCCCTGTGGGCGCGGCCCGAGCAATTGCCGCCAACGAGCGACTGGCACATCTGGCTGATCTGCGCCGGGCGCGGCTTCGGCAAGACGCGTGCGGGGGCCGAGTGGGTGCGGGCCATCGCGCGCAGCGATCGGCACGCGCGGATCGCGCTGGTCGGTGCCTCGCTGGCGGAGGTACGCAACGTAATGATCGAGGGGGAGAGCGGTATTCTTGCGGTGTGCGCACCGAACCATGCTCCGGTCTGGGAACCCTCTCTTCGGCGGCTTACCTGGCCCGGCGGCGCGCGCGGCTATTGCTACTCCGCCGCCGAGCCCGAAAGCCTGCGAGGGCCGCAGCACAGCCACGCGTGGTGCGACGAGATCGCCAAGTGGGACAATGCAGGCGAGCGTGCCACGGCGGCGTGGGACAACCTGCAGATGGGCCTGCGTCTGGGCGATTGGCCCCGCGCGATGGCGACGACCACGCCGCGCGCCGTGCCGCTGGTCCGGCGTCTGCTGGAAAATGGCGAGACTCGGGATGTCGCGGTGACGCGCGGCACGACCTGGGACAACGAGAGCAACCTCCCCTCCCGCTTCGTCGAGCGGATGCGGCGCCAGTTCGGCAGCACCACGCTCGGCCGGCAGGAGCTCGACGGCGAACTGCTGACCGATGTCGAAGGCGCGCTGTGGAGCCGCGCGCTGATCGAGATGTGTCGCACTGCTCCTCCCCTTCACCGGAGGGGGTCGGAGGGCGGGAACGAGGCACTCGCCCGGATCGTCATCGGCGTCGATCCGCCCGCCAGCGCCCAGGGCGACGCCTGTGGGATCGTGGTGTGCGGCGTCGATGGCGAAGGTTTCGCCACCGTCCTCGCCGACGCCAGCGTCGAGCGCGCCTCGCCCGAGACATGGGCGCGCGCCGTGGCAAGGGCCGCCGAGCGCTGGGCAGCCGACCGCGTGATTGCCGAAGCCAACCAGGGCGGCGCGATGGTCGAAAGCGTGCTGCGCGCGGCGGATGTGTCGCTCCCGGTGAAGCTGGTCCACGCCAGCCGCGGCAAGGCCGCCCGCGCCGAGCCGGTCGCCGCGCTCTACGAAGCAGGCCGCGTGCGCCACGCCGGCCTGTTCGCGAAACTGGAGGACCAGCTATGCGGGCTCACCATCGGTGGAGGCTACGAAGGCCCGGGCCGCTCGCCCGACCGCGCCGACGCGCTAGTGTGGGCGCTGACCGAATTGATGCTGGGGCGCGGGGGTAGGCCGCGGGTGCGAACTCCCTAGAACGAGACGTCCATCTTTGCTTAAAGTGCCCTTGTAAAACTTTTATTGGACTGCAAAAGGCGTGGTCCTTCGAGGGGGAGCCAAATTGAATCACGCCAGCAGGGTCGAGCTTTACAAAATTATTGAAGCGGATCGGAAGAGCCGAGTGCTAGCGCTCGTAAACAGCGAGCGTATTGGCCTCCAAACCCAGATTGCCAAGGATGCAGTCGTGCCGTTCGTCAATCTTCTAGATGACATTGGACCGGTTGAGAAGCTGTCGGTCATCCTTGACACCAACGGGGGGCAGACGTCCGCCGCGTGGCGACTAATCAACTTAATCCATTCGTTCTGCGAAGACCTCGAAGTGATCATCCCCACCAAGGCGATGAGCGCGGGGACCTTGATGTCTCTCGGCGCTGATCGGATTTTGATGACAAAACAAGCCGCGCTTGGTCCAATCGATCCCAGTCTTGATGGGCACGCTTTGGCCCCGATGACACAAGGCCCGACTGGCCATCCACTGAGGGTGTCAGTGAGCGCCGAAGCAGTCAGAGGATACATCGATGAGGTCAAAAAAGACATCACAGATCCCACTGGCCTCGCGGCGGTTTGGACCCATCTGGCCACGCAAATTCACCCACTCGTTTTGGGAGAGGTGTTCCGGGCAGGAACTCAGATTAGGCTACTGGCTAACAATCTGATCAAACGGCAAGTGAGTGACGAAGCTAAGCAAGAAGAGATCATTCAGCTTCTTTGCTCGGACTCGGGCAGCCATGACTACACGATCAATCGTCGACAAGCCGCAGAAATCGGACTCAACATCGAAAAGCCAAGCGGTCCCCTCTATAAGATTCTGGTTGAGGTAACGAAATCTTATAATTCGGAGCTCAAAACGCTTGAGCCATATTCGCCACAGTCGATCTTGGCTGGGCAGCAGTCCGCTCAGTATGAGCTTGTGCGCGGGCTTATTGAGAGTACAGAGGCGAGCTATGGGTTTATGACGGAAGGGAGGCTGTCAGTGGATCCCAATGGTGCCGTCGGAACCTACACCGACCAGAAATCATTTGAGGGATGGAGAAGGCTATGATGCAATCTGCGGATTCCAGCTTATTTTTTATTCCTTCCTCGGACGCGCCACGATTTGATCATAGCGCAGCCTTGGAGTGTGCCCCGGCAAATGCAACTGCAGCAGCTCCATCGTGGGGAACATGTCCCTTTGAAGCTAATCCAGTCAAATCGACGGAAATGGAGCGCACTTCGTATTAGCTGCCTCCTGCGTTAGACGAAAGAAGAAGTAACCTGAGGGCCGGCGCACGACATCGTGCGCCGGCCCTCTTGCGTAACCAGTCCTCCTAGCCGGAGAACCCCATGTCCTTCCTCACCTCCATCACCTCCGCCTTCAAGGGCGGGGGGAGCGCCCGTGTGCCTATCGCGCGCGGGTTTGCCTCGCCTTGGGCCAGCGCGTTCGAAATGCGCGGGGCGTCTGCTCCGCCGTTCGATTATGCGACCAGTCTCGAGGCCGGGTACGCGTCCAACCCGGTCGCGCAGCGGGCGGTGCGGATCGTGGCCGAGGGGGTGGGGGCCGCGCCCGTCTCCACCGATTCCGAAGACCTGCTCGCGCTCGTCACCGCGCCCTCCGCAGGCCAATCGCTGGTCGAGACCATCGCGGCGCACCTGCTGCTGCACGGCAATGCCTTCGTGCAGGTGCTCAAGGACGCGGGCGGCAGGCCGGTCGAGCTGTTCGCGCTGCGGCCCGAGCGGGTGACGATCCGCCCTCGCGCCGACGGCTGGCCGGAGAGCTTCGCCTATCATCTCGGCGCGCAAACGCATGTGATCCCGCTGGAAGACGAGGATGGCTGGCCCGGGCTGATCCATCTCAAATGCCTCAACCCCGGCGACGATCACTACGGCGCGGGGGCCTTGAGCGCCGCCGCGCAGGCCATCGCCATCCACAACGCGGCCAGCCGCTGGAACCACGCCCTGCTGGAGAATGCCGCGCGGCCCTCGGGCGCGCTGGTCTATGCGCCCAGCGACGGGCAGGGGCTGAGCGCCGACCAGTTCGAACGGCTCAAGGCCGAGCTCGCCAGCGCCTTCCAGGGCAATGGCAATGCGGGGCGGCCGATGCTGCTCGAAGGGGGGCTGAGCTGGCAGAGCATGGCCCTGAGCCCCGCCGACATGGATTTCGCGACGCTCAAGGCCGCCGCGGCGCGCGACATCGCGCTCGCCTTCGGGGTGCCGCCGATGCTGCTCGGCCTGCCGGGCGACAACACCTATTCGAACTATCGCGAGGCCAACCGCGCGCTGTGGCGCCTCACGCTGCTGCCACTGGCGGACAAGATCTTCTCCGGGCTCGCCGCCGGGATGGGACCGTGGTTCGACGGGGCCGCGATCTCGGTCGATCTCGACCGGGTGCCAGCGCTCTCCGAAGACCGCGAGCGGCTGTGGAAGCAGGTGAGCGAGGCGACCTTCCTGACCGACGAAGAGCGCCGTGCGATGCTCGGCCTCGCCCCCGTGGAGACGAACCCATGACCAATGACGACATGCTCGCCCGGTTGCTGTCGCAGGCGAATGGCGAGGGGGCCGAGCTGATCACGCTGCGCGCCATCGCCGAGGAGGCGAGCGAACTGGGTGCGCAGCGCGCGCTCACCCGCATCGGCCTGTCCGACGAGGGCGCCTCGGGCGATATCGGCGAACTGCGCGAGCTGCTGCAGGCCTGGCGCGATGCCAAGGCGAGCGCGTGGAAGGCCGCGATCGAGTGGCTGGTGCGCGGGATGTGCGCGCTGCTGCTGCTCGGCATCGCGGTAAGGCTCGGCGTGCCGGGGGTGCTCAAGTGAGGGCAGTGGCCAACCTTCCCGGACCCGTTCGTGGTGAGCCTGTCGAACCGCGAACGGATGAGCCAGTGCTGAGGATCGCGGGTTACGCCGCGCTGTTCGATATTGCCGATGCCGCGCGCGATACGATCCGACCGGGAGCCTTCACCGCCACGCTCGCCCGAAACAGCGAGCCCCTGCCGCTCTACTGGCAGCACGACCCGCGCCAGCGGATCGGCTGGGTCGAGCGGATCGGGGAGGACGCGCGCGGGTTGCGGGTGATCGCGCGGGTCGACCGGCCCGCCAGCCGCGCCGCCGCGATGCTCGCGGCGCGCTCCGTCACTGGGCTGAGCTTCGGATACCGCGCCCGGCAAACCCGGCACACGCCGCACGGCCGCGAATTGCTCGCGGTCGAGCTGCTCGAAATCAGCCTCGTCACCCATCCGCTGCAACACGGTGCTCGGGTGCATCTGATCGCCTGAGGCGGACCACCCGCACTTCCGTCTGCCCCACCCCCAACCCCTCGCCTTCAAGGAGAGGGGGCTTTTCCCGTGCCCGAAAGAAAGGTTCTTTATGGATATCCAGACCCCCATTATCGACACCGCCCCCGCCACGCCCGCCGACCCGCTCGACGCCAGCTTCGACATCGTTGCCCGGCAGGACGCGCTGGAAGAGAACGTCGCGACGATCCGCTCAGATCTCGACGAGGTGAAGGCGCGCGTGGACAAAATCGGCCGCGCGGCGCAGCGCCCGGCGCTTGCCGCCACCGACAGCGCGCCTGCCGAGGTGAAGGGCTTCGTCGACGGCTACCTGCGGCGCGGTGCCACGCACGAGATCAAGTCGCTCTCCGGCACGGTGCCTGCGGACGGCGGCTATGCCGTGCCGCGGCAGATCGATGCGATGATCGCCCGCGCGCTCACCGATATCAGCCCGATCCGCGCCATTGCGCAGGTCGTACAAACGGGCAGCGCGGGCTATCGCAAGTTGATCGCCACCGGCGGCACCGCCAGCGGCTGGGCGAGCGAGACGGGATCGCGCGACAAGACCGACACGCCGACCTTTGCCGAGATCGCGCCGCCGACGGGCGATCTCTACGCCAATCCGGCGGCATCGCAGGCCATGCTCGACGATGCGGCCTTCGATCTCGAAGCCTGGCTCGCTAGCGAGATCGCAATGGAGTTCGCGCGCGCCGAAGGGGCCGCCTTCGTCAAGGGCACGGGCATCAACCAGCCCAAGGGCTTCCTCACCGCGACCACTTCGACGCTCGGCGATGACAGCCGCGCCTTCGGATCGCTGCAATATATCGGGACCGGCGCTGCGGGCGGGTTGGGGAGCGATCCGGACCTGACGCTGATCGACCTGGTCCATTCGCTCAAGGCCGGGCACCGGCAGGGCGCGAGCTTCGTGATGAATTCGGCGACGCTGGCCGAGGTGCGCAAGCTCAAGACCGTCGACGGCGCATTCCTGTGGCAGCCCGGCCTGGTCGAGGGACAGCCCGATCGGCTGCTGGGCTATCCGGTGGTCGAGGCCGAGGACATGCCCGATATCGCGGCGGGCGAATATCCGATCGCCTTCGGCAATTTCCGCCACGGCTACCTGATCGCCGAACGCTCGGCCACGCAGGTGCTGCGCGATCCGTTCACCAACAAGCCGTTCGTCCACTTCTACGCGACCAAGCGCGTGGGCGGGCAGGTGCTCGACAGCGCGGCGATCAAGCTGCTGCGGATCGAGGCCTGACGCCGACCGGGTGGGGGAGGTCCGTCCCGCACCCCGCGCCCGCGCCGGATGCCCCCTTCGTCCGACGCGGGCGCCTTCCCCTTTGACGATTTCAGGAGACCGCCATGACACGCCCATCCCTTCGGCGCGTTCTCGCCGGTGGCGATCTCGCGCCCGCGCTCGCCGAACTGAAGCACTGGCTCGGCATCACGCGGACCGCCGACGATGCGCAGCTGACCGTTCTGCTCGGTGCAGGGCTGGAGGCGTGCGAGCGCTTTACCGGGCTCACCCCGCTCACCTCCACCATCGAGGAAACGCGCGATGCGAGCCACGAATGGGCTCGGCTGACGACGCAGCCGATTGCGCAGGTCGCCGGCGTCGAAACGCTGGCCGACGACGGCACGCGTTCGGCGCTGGGCGGGGATGCCTACGACCTGCACCTCTCCGGCGACGGTTCGGCGGAGCTGCGCCTTCGTGGCGGGCCGTACCTGCGCCGGGTGGTCGTGACGCTCGAGGCAGGGCTCGCACCGGACTGGGCGAGCCTTCCCGACGGGCTGCGCCACGGCATCCTGCGCTTCGCCGCCTTCCTCCTCCGCGACGGCGAGCAGGGCACGGCCGAGCCGCCCGCCGCGATCGCCGCGCTGTGGCGCGCGTGGCGGCAGGTGCGCCTCGCATGATCCGCGTGAAGATCCCTGCGCTCGACCGGCTCGGCCGCGCGCTCGAACGCCGCGCGCGGCGGCTCGCCCGCCGACGCGCCGAGAGCGGCCATCCATGGCGCACGCCAACGAAGCTCTGGCCCCACTTCGGAGACGACTGATGGAAACGCTGCTGCGCGCCGCGCTGCTCGACCACCTGCGCGCCGATCCGGCGATGGCCGAGCGCTTCAACATCGTCGACGAGGCGGAGATCGAGCGTGCCTCGACCCCGTGGCTGGCGCTGGTCGCCAGCGCCTCGATCGACTGGAGCACGAAGACCCATGCGGGGCGCGAGGTGCGTATCGCCTTCGAGCTGCGCCTGCACGGCGACGATCCGTCAACAGGGGCGCAGAGCGCCGAGCGGGTCGATGCCAGCATCCTTTCCCTGCCGCCCGAGCAGTCCGGTTTCCGCGTGGCGAGCGCGACGTTCCTGCGCGGCCGCGCCGAGCGTGGCGCGCGCAACACCCGCGCGATCCTGCGCGAATACCGCTTCCGCCTGCTGGCAATCTGATTTTCGCTCGCGGCCGATCGCCCTTCGGGCGGCCTGCGCGGGCGCGGCGCAAAAGCGCCGACGGGCAGTCGCCCTTGCGGTTCGTCTTTCGACGGACCGATGCTTTCTCCATCGAAAGGACATCTCCATGACCGGGCAAAAAGGCTCCGCCTTCCTCCTCAAGATCGGCGATGGTGCCGCACCGCCTACCTACGAAACCGTCGCCGGGCTGCGCACCACGCAGATGTCGATCAATGGCGACAGCGTGGTCGTCACCCACAAAGACTCGGGCGGCTGGCGCGAATTGCTGTCGGGAGCGGGCACCCGCTCGGTCTCGGTCAGTGCGGGCGGCATCTTCTTGGGCTCGGCTGCGGAGGCGCGGGTGCAAACCCATGCGCTCGCCGGGACGATCGCCGAATACGAACTGTCGTTCGAGGATGGCGCGCGCCTGCGCGGCCGCTTTCTCGTCCAGCGGCTCGATTTTTCGGGCGATTTCAACGGCGAGCGCAATTACACGATCCAGCTCGAAAGCTCGGGCGCGGTGGCTGCGGTATGAGCGCGAACCAGTTACGCGGCGAGGCCTCGATCCGCATCGCGGGCGAAGTCCGCACGCTGCGCCCCAGCTTCACCGCGCTGGTCGCGGCGGAGGAAGAGCTCGGCGCGCTGTTCGCGCTGGTCGAGCGGGCGGGCGGCGGCGAACTGCGCCTGACCGAAATCGCGGCGCTGTTCTGGCATTGCCTCGAGGATCGCGCAGGCCTGACGCGCGAAGCGGTGGGCGAGGCGATCCTCGCCGGCGGTCTCGCCGCCGCCACGAAGCCGCTGCGCGCACTGCTCGGCGCGATCCTGCAGGGTCGCTGAAGGGGCCGGTGATGAACGATTTCGCCAGCGGCGTCCCGCCGCTCGCCGCGCTCGCCGCACAGGCGCTCGGCTGGCCGCCCGACGCTTTCTGGCGCGCCACTCCGGCCGAACTGGCCACCGCACTCGGCCCCGCGACCCCTGCGCCCGAAGGCATCGGCCGGGACGATCTCGAACGACTGATGGAGCGCGAAGCCCATGGATGACGACCTCGACACGATGCTGATCGACGTGCGCGCGAATACGCAGGATTTTGCCGATGACATCGCGCGGATGCGGCGCGATCTGGACACAACGCTCGTGTCCGGCTTCGCGCAGGCGGGCAATGTGCTCGAACGCGGGCTCCTCTCGGCCATCCGGCGCGGCAGCCTCGGCTTCGAGGACCTGCAGGCCTCCGCGAGCAAGGCGATCGACCGGATCGCAAGCCAGGCGCTGAAGCTCGGCCTCGGGCAGGTCTTCGGCAACGCCAGCCCGCTCGGCGGCATCGTCGGCACCTTGCTGTCCGGCGCCCTCGGCCTGCCCGGCCGCGCGACCGGCGGGCCGGTGAGCGCGCAGCGCGGCTACCTCGTCGGCGAGCGCGGGCCCGAACTCTTCGTGCCGCCGTCCGATGGCCGCATCCTGCCGGTCTCGCAGGATGGCGGGCCGCGCCGGGTCGAGGTCTCGATCCAGCTGGCCGCGCCTTCCGGGACGAGCGCCCCCGTCGCGCTCGAACGTTCCAGCCGCCAGATCGCCGCCGCGGTACGCCGCGCGATGGAGAAGAGCTGATGGCCTACTGGCTTTGCGCACAGCGAAACGGGCAGGAAACCGACCACATCCAGCGCTTCGATCCACGCTTCTGGACGGTCAATTTCCCGCGGCCGATGATGACGAGCGTGGTCACCACCGCGCCCGATGCGCTGCGGGTGACCTGCGAATTCCACCACGAAGGCGAGCTGGCGGGGCTGATCTGGGAAAGCGAGGACACGCTCGACCACCCGCTCCACGCCTATGCGACCCATCGCGACTATGCGCACACGGTTCTCTCTTTCCGATGGCGCAGCGGCGGGGTGATCGCGCTCGATGCAGTGCACGGACCCACGCTGACGATCGAAGGCCGCGATGCGAGCGGAAACCCGCGCGCCTGGTATGTGCGCCTGTGGAACTATGCCGAAGGGTCGCCCGAGGATGCACGGATCACGCTGGCTTTCTCCGCACTGGAAAGCGGGTTCACTCTCCCCGGCGAAGCGGTGCATCCGGGTGCCATCGATCGCATGTTCGTCTCGATCGCGCCGCCGGGATACGCGCCGGGCAGCACCGCGCAGCTGGCAGCGCGCGCCGACGGCTGGGTCGAGCTGAGCGAGATCGCCTGCGACGGCAGGCATGCCATGCTCGAAATCGGTGACTGCATGCTGCCCGAGCATGGCGAGCAGATCGCCACCGCCTACGACGACAGCTTCAACCAGACGCCCGCGCGGCTCGTGCGCCAGATCCGCCACCTCGGCTATCGCGGGCGCGTGGTCCACTATGTCGGGATGAGCCATTATTTCCGGCTCGAGCGGCTGGGCAATGCGCATTACGTCAGCCTCGCGGGCGGCGCGCTCAACGATGCCTGCGCCGCATGGCATCGTGCCTATGCAGCCGAGGCGAAGGCGGGCGGCCTCGCGATCATCTGGTCGCTGTCCTACGAATTGTTCGACGCGCATTGCTGGAACGACTGGAAGCAGCGCTCGCACGACGGCAGCCCGGCCCAGACCGGGTGGGTGCCGCCATCGGCGCTGCTCTCTCCGGCTCACGAAGGCGCCATGGGCTATCTGCGGCAGGTCGCAGCCGCCTTCGTCGCGATTGCCGAGGACGCGGGGCTGCCGGTGCTGTTCCAGATCGGCGAGCCGTGGTGGTGGGTGACCCCCGGCAGCTTTGCGCCGTGCCTCTACGACGATGCCGCGCGCACGGCTTTTGGGGGCAGTCCGCCGGTCATTTCCGACATGCGCGAGCCGCTCGATGCCGGACAGATCGCGCTGCTCGACCATGCCGGCGCGCTGCTTGCCGCCTCCACCGCCGCGCTGGCGCAGGCGGTTCGCGATGCGGCCAGCGGCCCGACCGAGATCCTGCTGCTCGCCTTCACGCCGACCATCCTCGACGGGAAAATGCCCGAGATAGAGCGCGCGAACCTGCCGCTGGGCTGGGCCTGGCCTGCCTTCGACCGCTTGCAGCTCGAAGACTACGACTGGCTGACCGCAGGCGCCGATGCGCGCCGGCGCGCCGCCTACGATCATGTGGACGCGCGGCTCGGCTACCCGATCGACCGGCAGGACTACTTCGCCGGCTTCGTGCTGCTGGCGGAGGATGCGCAGGCCTACTGGGCACGGATCGATGCGGCATTGAACGAGGCGCAGGCGCGCGGCGTGGAGCAGCGCTTCGTCTGGGCGCTGCCGCAGATCGCGCGCGACGGATACACCCGGCTCCGCCCACCCGAAGAGGACGATATGCGCAATTTCGACGATGTTTCCTATCCGCTGGCGCTGGGCACCGACACCGGCGTGAGCCCCGAATTCTCGACCTCGGTGCTGGTGACCGCCTCGGGGCACGAGCGGCGGACGGCGCAATGGGCGGATGCGCGGCTGCGCTTCGATGTCGGCCCCGGCATCCGCTCCGACGCCGAACTCGCCACGCTGCTGGCATTCTTCCGCGCGCGCCACGGCCCGGCGCGCGGCTTTCGCCTGGCCGATCCGTTCGATCATTCCTCGGGCGCAGCGGTGCCGGAGCCGGGCGACCAGTTGCTCGGCACCGGCGATGGAGAGCGCACGCGCTTCGCGCTGGGGAAGGCCTATGGCGAGGCACCCGAGCTGCAGATGCGCCGCATCACCCGGCCCCGTGCAGGCACGGTGCGGGTGGCCGTCGATGGTACGGAGACGAGCGCCTTCACGCTCGATCCGCTCGGCGAGATCGTGCTCGACGCTCCGCCCGGGGAGGGCGCCGAGGTGCGCGCGGGCTTCCTGTTCGATGTGCCCGTGCGCTTTGCCGAGGATCGCCTTGCGATCAGCGCGGCGGGCTTCGCCGCGGGCCAGGCGCCGAGCGTGCCGCTGGTCGAAATCAGGGAAGCCACATGAGCGCGCCCGCAGGCGAAGACCGCCTCGATACCCGCGCCTTCTTCTGGCGGATCGAGCGGCGCGACGGCGTGGCGCTGGGTTTCACCAGCCACGACCGCGACCTGCAGCTCGACTGGCTGGCGCTGCGCGCCGCGCCCGGCATCCGCCCCGCCGCGCTGCGATCGACCACCGATGTCACGCGCGACGATGCGCAGATGGAGGGCGCGCTGACGCACGATGCCATCTCGGCGCGCGACCTTGCCGCCGGGCGCTTCGACGGGGCGGCGGTCAGCGTAGGCACCATCGATTGGCAGAGCGGCGAGGCGGAAGTGCTGTTTCGCGGTGCCATCGGCCAGACGGAAGCAGAGGAAGACGGGTTTTCCGCCGAACTGCGCTCGCTCAAATCCGCGCTCGAATTCGATCCGGTCCCGCGTACCAGCCCGGGCTGCCGCGCGCGTTTCTGTGGGCCGGGCTGCAATCTCTCGCCCGCGCGTTTCCAGCGCGAGGCGTCGGTCGCCGCGCTCGATCGCTCGACCGACAGCGTCACCTTCGAGGGGATCGCGGCAGGCGATGTCCTGTTCGGCGGGCTGCGCTGGCTGGATGGCCCCGCCACCGGACTGCGCCACGCGATCATCGCCCAAGAGGATGGCGCGCTCGTGCTCGACGGGGCCATCCCGCAAGGCGTCGGCGCCGACACGCGCGCGCAATTGCGCGAAGGCTGCGACCGCACGATCGCGACCTGTTCGACGCGCTTCGGCAATGCGGTGAACTTTCGGGGCGAGCCCTTTCTGCCGGGCAATGATCTCGTCGCACGCTACCCCTCGCGCAGCTGAGCGTCTTGGCATGACCTCGGCACTTGCCGCCGCGGCACGCGGCCTCGTCGGCACGCCCTTCCGCCTGCAGGGGCGCGATCCCGCCACCGGGCTGGACTGCGTCGGACTGGTGCTCGCCAGTCTGGCACAGGTTGGCGTGCGCCTCGACCTGCCCGCCGACTACCGCCCCCGGCGGCGCAGCTTCGTCATTCCTGAAGTGGCCCTCCTCAATGCCGGACTGATCGCAGTCACCGGGCTTCATGGAAGTGGCGACATCCTGCTTCTGCGCACCGCACCGGCGCAGGTACATGCCGCGATCGCGCATGACGGGGCGAGTGTCATCCACGCGCATGCCGGGCTGGGGCGCGTGGTTCTCGGCCCGATACCGCCCGACTGGCCCACCATCGCCGCGTGGCGGCTCGCACCCCTTTCTGCCCTCAAGGAGACACCCCAATGGCCACGCTGATCCTTTCCGCCGTCGGCACGGCGGTCGGCGGACCGATCGGCGGCGCGGTCGGCGCGCTGCTCGGCCGCGCGGTCGATGGCGCCGTCCTCGGGGAGCCGACCCGCGAAGGGCCGAGGCTGACCGAACTCGCGGTGACCACGTCGAGTTACGGGCAGGCGGTGCCGCGCGTCTACGGGTCGATGCGGCTGCCCGGAACGATCGTCTGGGCGACCGACCTCGTCGAAAGCAGCGAGACGAGCGGCAGGAAGGGTCAGCCGAAGACGAGGACCTACAGCTATTCGATCTCCTTCGCGGTGGCACTGTCGAGCCGGCCGATCGCATCGCTCGGACGCATCTGGGCCGATGGGGCGCTGCTGCGCGGGAGCGCCGGAGACCTCAAGGTCGGGGGGAGGATGCGGCTCTATGCCGGGCACGGCGACGAGCCGCCCGATCCGCTGATCGCAGCGGACATGGGCGCGCAGACCGTCGCCTTTCGCGGCCTCGCGCTCGCGGTGTTCGAGGATCTGGAGCTGGCAAGCTTCGGCAACCGCATCCCTGCGCTGAGCTTCGAAGTGCATGCACCGCCCGGCACGATCGACCTCGCCGCGCTCGTGCCCGAAATCGATTTCGCACCGCTCAGCTCGGCGCCGCTCACGGGCCTCGCAGGATTTGCGGATTACGGCGGCACGCGGTCGAGCCTGCTGCAAGACCTCGGCCGGATTTACCCGATCGCCGTCACATCGACCGCTGCCGGCCTGCTGATATCGCAGGAAAGACCGGCCGCCCCGGCAATGCTCCCGGCTGCGATTGTCGGTCGCGAGGGGGGTGAGGATCGCGCGGTGCCGGTCGTGCGTCGGAGCGGCACTGGTGATGAGGCGCCGACGGGGCTGCGCTATTACGACGCGGCGCGCGATTTCCAGCCCTCGCAGCAGCTCGCGCCAGCGGCGTCGGGCATGCAAGGCATGGCCATCGAATTTCCCGGCGTCTTCACCGCAGAGACCGCCCGGGCGCGGATTGCCGACGTCCGGCGCCGCGCGCTCACCAGGCGCGAGACCCTGTCCTATCGTATCGGCACGCCCAGCGCCGAATATGCGCCCGGGCGCTGCGTCCGTCGAATTGGCGACAACAGGATGTGGTTCATCCGCAGTGCCGATTGGCATGCGGACGGCGTCGACCTGCATCTCGAAAGGATCGTCGCGGACGTGGACAGCGCTTCGATTGCCGATCCCGGTACCGCTCTGGGTCCGGCGGACGAGCAGGCGGGCGCGATCGTCCTGCGCTATTTCGAGCTGCCGTGGGACGGCATGGGCACCGGCACGGTCCCGCAGCGCTTCGCCGCCGTGAGCATGTCGGGCGTGCGCAGCAGCATCGCCCTGCTTGGGGTCGAGAACGATGCGCTGGTGCCACTGGGAATTTCGGCACGCGGCGATGCGGTGCAGGGGCAGAGCCTGACGGCCCTCAGCGGATCGCCGGGCCTCCTGTTCGAACCCGAAGCCACCCTCGACGTGATGCTTTCCAGCGTGGCCGATCGTCTTCTCTCGGTCGAAGAACGCGCGCTGCTGGACGGGGCGAACCGCCTGTTGCTGGGGGAGGAAATTCTGCAATTCCGTTTCGCCCTTCCCCTCGGGGGCGGCGCATGGCGCCTTTCCGGTCTGCTGCGCGGGCGCGGAGGGACCGAGCATCACGCCGCAGCGGGCCACGCGCCGGGCGTGCCGGCCGTGCTGCTCGATTCCGCGCTCATCGCGCTCGGGCAGGAAGATTATGCCGAGATCGGGGCGCAGAGCGGACTGGCGCATTCGGAACCGGTCTACGCCAGGCTCGCCTCACCCGGCCGCAGCATGCGCCCCCTGCCGCCAGTCCACCTCAAGCATCTGATGGCCGAAAACGGCGACCCGCTGTGGCGCTGGGTCCGGCGCGCACGCGGAGCATGGCGCTGGCTCGATGGCGTCGACGCCCCGCTGAACGAGGAAAGCGAAGCCTACCGCGTCGGACTGGGGCCCGAAGACAGCCCGCACGCCAAGTGGGACGTTGCCGAAGCCCGCTTTTCGCTCCCCGCCGCCGAGTGGGAGAACTTGCAGGGGGCATATCCTGCTGCCCCGCTCTGGGTCCGGCAGATCGGCACCCATGCGCTCTCCCGACCCACGCTCCTGCCATCCCGATCCACTGCTCCGGAGACCCGCCCATGA